CGCGCTATCTCCGCGCGCTTCGTCAGCGCGTGGTACACAACCGCATCATGCGCCCACACGGGAAGTGGACACTCATCATTATCGGTCGCGGCTTGTGCAACTCCACCAGAAGAATACACCCAGTACTCACCAGGTTGGCAGTAACCTTCGATCATCAGCCCCGCGCTGCGCGTAACGGAAGGCACAGGGGCGAGAAGGAGTTGGTTCCCACCACGGAATCCCACATGGGAACACGGGTCGGAAGCGGAGTCGAACCGGAACTGGTCGAAGTTGTCGTCATGCGAACGCATGACTTTCAGGCGTTGCCAGTTGTCGGAAGAGTCTTTGGCGAACACGGCAACCGGACGATAGATGTCCGGTGAACAGTAGACTTGCGTGCCCGCCACGATATCGAGGTAACGTATGTCCTCGTAACAGTCCGTCAGACGCGCGACTTCGTTGGCGGCGTCCTTGATCAGCGAGTCCAAAGCGAACGGATCGTCCCATCCCTGAGTCCCTGGAGACTCCGGATAGTACATCCGAATACGTCGCTTGATCTCGCCGCGTGTCATGTCACTTGCCCTTGGCCTTCTTCATGGGAGGCTTGGATTGGCCCGCCTCGCTGAGCGCGATGGCAATGGCCTGTTTGCGGCTGGTTACCTTCTGACCGGAAGACGACTTGAGCGAGTGCTGCTTGTATTCATGCATCACCTTCTCAACCTTCTTCTGTGCGGCGGTTGGTTTCTTCATGTCACTTCTTCCGTTTCGGAGCCATCTCGCGCTTCAGTTTGGCGATCTCGAGTTTGGTCTTCTGGATCTCCAGTTTGGATTCCTTCTGCTCCATCTTCTTCTCGGCCTTGGATTCCTTGCCGTTGCCACAAGACTTCCTCATTATATACTCCCCATCAAGGAAAAGTAGGGGAAGGTTTCCCTTCCCCTACAGTTGCATCATTTACTGCGGATGCGAATTGGAAATGTAAGCGTTCATGTTTAGCGTAGAGGTGGTTCCTCCCGTGCTGCTCGGCTTGAGCCGAATGTAACGCTTTTCAGTAACAATCGGAATCCAGGCAATCGAGATACCGGAAGGAACCTGATTGGAACCGTTCGGAACCGTGATCGTCTGATCCGCTCCACTGGTATGGGTATACCAAGTGGAGTTGTTGCTGGAGTGTTCAATCGTGAACGTAAGCACGATCGGGCTGGTGGAGACCGTGGTGGCACCCGTGACTTCCACACGCGCCCACATGATCCCGCCTCGCTGAGATCCGGTCAGGAGATCCACAGAGGTAAACGCCGTGGATCCATCTCCCGTGGTCGTGCTGGCGAGAACCAGATTAGCGTCAGTAGCCATTTCAATATCTCCTTACGAAACCTGAAGGCCGTAGACGCGGGCGACGGCACGCGGGCTGGCTTGGAAAAGGCCACAGGCCCAGTCCACGACAACATTGCGCCGAGTACCAACCGTAGGATCGATTCCGAGATCCTTGACCGCGAGCGGCTCAAACTGCCAGCCGGTGAAGGAATCCGCACCGAACTTGCAGACGAACAGCGAAGAACAAACACTACCAGTGGTGGCAGTTCCGGCGGCGTTTTCCGTATCGGTGATGATCTTGGTGGAGTCATCCGACTTGCGCGGCAACTGAAGAAGCCGAGCATTGCGGTACGTCGTGATCATCCGGTCGAAGTTGTCCTTGGTTTGATCAAGGGCATTGCCCGACTGGGCGCGCTTGGCGGCGGTGGCGATACGGCGGAACATGGTGTCGTTCACGAAGATCGTCACGCCATTCCCTTCCGGAGAACCAACATAATCCAACGCCTGATCAAGGCGCTCAAAGAACGCTTCCGCAGTCCCAGAAGTCATGGCATTGGTGCCTTCAAGGGCAAACTTCAGGCCAGCACCAGCGGTGGAAGCCGCATCGATATTCATTTCGGAAGGAATATCGTAATCGGTCTGACCGGTGGAACTAAGCCGGTAGCGAAGTCCGGAGAACCAGTCATCGTCCGTGGTCGGGACCGCGTTGATGAACTTGTCCGAGAAAGTGCGGATGAACGACTTCTGCCAAGCCATGAACTGGACATCGATCGGATCCTGAATGGCGTTCTGCTCCATATCGAGGAACCGGTCGATCTGAAACTGGTTGGACACGATGTACGCCTGCTCCTCGAATTTCTTCGGGACGGAACGTACAACAACCGGTTCCGCGTTCAGTTTGCGAACACCGACAGCGGGCAGGGAACCAGCAAGGAATCGCACGCCATTCGCCTTGAGGCTCTTGGTGTTGGCGATCGGCAAAACGTCGAGAACGGAAACGCCCTGATCGTACAGCCCCATCGTGATCTTCTTGACAAGAGGATCATTCGACATGGCGCCATAATCGTACAGGGTAAGCGCGCTAGTGGAAGCAGCCATTTCTTACTCCTTAGAGAGTGTCTTTCCCGTTGAAGATGTCTCGCCAACTACGACTCGCTCCAGCACGCCACGCGTCCAAAGGACTCTGCGGTCGTGTCGGTTGAGCCGATTGATTGGTCGAACCCATCGGGGCGGGTACTGACGGTTGACGAATAGCCTGGGACTTGGCGGCGAGGCTGAACCTCTCCACCATAGCGGCCACCTGAGCAGCCGCCCTGTCCGGTGCAACGCCGGATCGGATCAGTTCATCAACCATGTCCGGAGCCTGCGCCGCCGCAGGATTCACGGACAACGCCGCTTGACGCTGCTGTTGGAGCAACAACTCCTGCACCGCCATGCGCTCGCGTTGGAACTGCATGCGCTGGATTTCGAGATCGCGACGCATACCCGCCGTGGTCTCGTCCAACTCGCCCTCGTCAACCTGTGTCTGGTAGTAAGCGGATACCCGCTCCTCTTCCAAGCGCTGTTGCTCGAGTTCGGCAGCTTGTCTCATCTCCTCGAGGGATCCGAAACCAAACTGCTGAAGGATGGCGGCTTCCGCCTCCTTCTGCGCTTTCAGTTCCTTGAACTGGTCGTTGACTTCCTTGAAGCGATTGTAGGGGATCGGACCAGGCTCGCCCGACTCCTCCGCTTCCGCTTCCACTCCGGTTGGGATTGTCGCATCCCCCGTCGCCGGTTCCACCGCAGTGTCCGCAACTGCAAGATCAGACTCCGTGGCCGGCGAGTCCACGGTCGTTGTCGCCTCTTCGTCTGTCATCGAACCCTCTTCAGCCATTACTGGCCCCTTGTATTCCGCTGATTACGTCCAGCGGTTGACGACTCGGGCCGGAGAACTTGTTCCACGGCCATACGTTGCAAGTCGCGCATATGCGTGGACTGAGCCATCTGCTCGTCCGCATCGCGTTCGATATCATTCTTGGCTTGGTGCGACTCGATCTGCATCTGTTGCTTCATCGCTTCCATTTGCATCTGAGTCATCGGGTCTTTGGCCTGCATCTCGGCGCCCATCATCTCCTGCTGTTGCGCCATCATCTCTTGCTGCTGTTGCGCGGCCTTCATCTCTTGCTCTTCCCAAGCCCTCAGGATCTTGTCAGTTTCCGGTAGATCCATGAGAGAGATTGCAAGTTTCGATGCATCAGGCGTGCCCGGAGTTCCGAGGAGACCCATCTGGTAGAAGGTGAGAATCTTCTGGTTCTTTTCTTCCGGTCCTTCAGCCAACGTGCTTCCTGGGGTGTATATGACACGGTATTGACCTCCTTCGCGCAACGCACGCATGGACATGGCCTTCCCACCCGTCATCACCTCTTCCGGTTGCATACCAGGCATCTGCGGTTCGACAGTACCCTTGTCGTCCAACAACCCCAACATGATGTCGAGTGGAGCCTTCTCCGCGTACAACGCCACTTCCCATTCGGCGATCTTCACGGCGGACTTCTCAATGGATGCGCGCAGGCTTGCGTGTTGGGTCTGATCCGCTTGTTGCAGGAGGCGGATGGCCTCGGCTGGCGTGCCGGCGGGTGCCAAGCCCTGCGTCACGTCATGGACACCCGCGATGTCCTGCATATCGCGCTCGATCTTCTGCAGGAACGCCAACTTGTCACCGCTGATGCCTTGGCTTCGGCTGAACATCGGAGGCCCGCCCGCGGTGGCATCGTAGTAGATCTTCCGTACACCACGCCCACGAATCTCGTCGAACGCATCCGCTTGGGTGCCGATACCCTTGGCGATAGCCACGAAGTCCACCTGCTGCTCCGCCTGCTCGAGTGCTGCGGACAGGATGCGATTGTAGGTGTATTGGAGCGAGATCAACTCACCGGCAAGACTGCGCCCATACGGGGAGTCAGACCGGCTCTGGTACGAAAGCGGAACAAACGGGAAGTCGTCGAACTTCTTGTAAGGCCACGGGCCGTTGTAGAGTACGACTCCACCAGCCACGATGATGTACCGGCCCTTTGGGAACTTGGAAGTTGGCTTCTCCCAATACTCCTTCAGCACGGCGGCATCCATGCCCTTGCCCATGCCAGGAGTCTGGACAGGGGAAGCGAATCCGATTCCAGAGTTGAGGTACTGGTTGACGTACCCGTTGATCGCGCTCTGGCGTTTGGCATCCGGCTTGACGGACTTGCCCTTCTCTCCGAACTTGTCAACAAAGTACGACAACGGACGAGTCTCGGCGTGTATCAGCCATCGCACCTGCTCCCAGGACTTGGCGGTCGGGTCCAGGAACACGGAGAATGCGGGGAGGATCTCCTCGCAGATATCCCCCACAGGCGCCTGCTCAAAGTTCACCGAACCATCGAAGTCCACCACCGGGATGGTGTTCATCTTGTTGTCGTCCCAGTAAACCTTCAGGAAGCAGGTGCTGGACTTGAGCGCCCATGACACGCGCTCCTTGGTCTGGGTTATGCGGTCAAACTTACGAGCGCAGTGGCCTCGAATGGCTTCGGCTTCCTTGGCGGCTTGCACATCCAGGGGGTCATCGGTGAGCGGAACTGCGCGAACATCCGGAGAAGCAAGAGTCGCTTGCGACTCAACCTTCATCAGCAGAGGTCTAACCTTGGGACTGGTCAGATAGCGATGACGCTCTTCGTCGTTGATGAGCGAGATGAGTTGATCGGCTTGGCGATTCAACCCGACCCATTGACGACCTTCCTCGAAAGCAAGGCCAAGCGCCCAGTCGATCTCCAATGGCGCCCTGTGATCTGACGCGGTCTTGAACTGGTCGTCAACGTAATTGAGGATCTGCCACTCGGACTCGGTCGGTTCCTGAAGTTCCTTCACTTCAGGATCAAGCGACAAGTCTTTCTCCGATTTCGGAGCCTTTGGTTGGAATGGCAGTCTCATCACATGAAGTCCCGTTCGTTTCTTCCTTTGATTGTACGTCTGAACAGTCGTTTCACGCCATTGAAACCACCGCGAAGCAATCTAATCTCATACCACACCATGAGCATGGCGAACAAGATGGCGTAGTCCATCAGATATGTTCGTCCTTCTTGGTGTTCCTTTTGAGGTACTCAGATGTGATTGTGGCATATTTCGGCATCGTTCGCTCTATGTTTGCCACGCTAGCCTGTGTCCTGACAAGCGTCATATACCGAAGCGCGTCCAAGGCGTGATCCTCGAGCGTCGTGTCCAAGTCCTCGGGATTCTTCTCGTCCCTGATCATAAGAGGGATGGTCCTGATCAGATTGGGACATCGTCCCTTG